GAATTTAATCCAAAACTAGACCCAATCGAAGGTATAGAAAAACTACTACCACTACGAGAACCATTATTGGATATAAAATTCAAACCGGTAGATATTGCACCCGATACTAACTCTGATGCAACCAATGAACTAATATTTGACCCTTTAAGTGTGTTTCGCAAAGAACCACCTGTTCTAATAGCACCAAGGATATTACCAGATACCAAATCATCCAATATACTGCCACCTGCATCAAGAATACCACCTCTACCAAATAATGTAGAACGTGTCCCTGCTCTCAGTGGGCTAGGACTAGTATCATACATTGATGATTCACCAAATCCTTTAACCTCTTCTCCGACCTTACCACGACCGTATTTAACAGTTTCGTAATTGATAGTCATGGTATGTTGCATCACCTCGCTACCAGCACTGTAATCGAACGTATCGTGGTCCCAATCAGTAATAATTGGATTAATCAATGTGTACGAGGTAAAGTTTCCTCGGTTCATGCCATATACCTTTATATCAGTAAAGAATGCTGGTTTTTCATATCCGTTTGGTCCTGAACCATTGAAACCCCAATCGTTAATTACACGACCGTTATCGTATATATCACGTGCATTATAACTTGGGTTATTTGAACCTTTCCCATCATATCCATGACTAGGGTCACTATAATAATAATTATAATAATTGTACCACATAGACCTAACAGTATCACTTCCATCATCATGGAAGGTGATATTCAATGGTCTGTAATTAATCTTCTTCTGAATATATCGCTTGCGATTGTACTGATTCATTTCCTCTACTTCAAAATTGAATGTAGGGAGTTTTACAGTTTTAACAAGCATACCTATACGATTAGACCCATCGGGACCAAGTGATTTTTTTAATTGTGGTATTTCCGCAGTGTTTAACGTGAAGTAAACATGGAATAGGAATTTATTAGTGGGGGCGAGGGCATGCCCATCGGCAACGAATATCTTACTTCCGTGCTTATAGTCACGGAAGTAATCATCCCCGAAAAACCCTTCTTTAAATCCACCACTAAAATCATCCCAACTACCTAGTTGTTCCTTTAGTGAAGATTTTAGAAAACTACCAAATCCCATAATGGATTAGTTACGAAACGCTGTCGCCAATGCTTCTACCAACATCTGCGCCAATGCCACTACCGATTGGAGTTTGCACTGCGTTATCGAAACGTAATGTCATTGCAACTGTAACTGGCTCTGAACTACCGTAGTTCAAGTCTCCGTAGTTAATATTTGAAACGTAACAGCCATAAATTTCCCAAGTTTCCAGTACATTTGGCTCGTGTGCACCATTACCACCGTCTAAAATCTCCACACGTGTAGTAAATTTGTAATCAGCACCCGAAGCGGCACTTGCTTGTTCCATGAAATCTAATTGCTTCTGTAATTGCTCACCTGCTAACTTAGAAACCATGCCACTAGCATCATCTCGTAGATTAACATTAATATCGTCCCAAGTATGCTTACCTGCCAAACGTACACGTGAGTTATAAATCTCAATGTCGATTGGGTCAAAACTTACTGATGGTCTAGTAAAGTCAATTACTTGTTTTGTTAGTTCAGTTCTTGGTGTAGATACGCCGAAGTTTTCAAAAACTACACGGAATCTATACTTTAACTTTGGCATTAACAAACCTTGGCTTGAGCCTGATTGGTCTGTTGCTAATGGTGTTGTCATTCTAGTCAATGATGATACTGACATATTTTACTCCTTAATTATACTTAATCTTATTTATCCTATTCAACAAGCATAAAAAACGACCAATATAAAAAATGAGTTTATTAACAAAAAAACTAAATAAACCGATGAATTTGGCGATGTTGCCATTTTCTACAAGTCTGGAATGACTTTAAACTATATTTTAACCACATAGGAGAAATTATATGTTAAAAGATATCGTAGGCTGGATTAAATCTGGCACAGAAGCAGGTGTAGCATTGATTGCGTTCGCAATCGTATTACAGGTTATTTTCGGTGGCACAGTGCCATTCATTGGTGGTGACATTATCGGCACCATCACTGGTATTGTTGCACAACTTGGTGCTCAAGGTCTTGTTGGACTAGTAGCCGCTGCTGTTTTATATAAAATCTTTAATAAGTAATATATAATCAACCAATAAAAAGGCAACTGTTAAAGGTTGCCTTTTTTATGAGTAAAACATGTTGTTTCCTATGTCTAGTTAAGCATTGATACTATACCCATTATTATAATAAAGCACATAAAGCACATCGTTACGATATCTTCACCATTGCCGTTAATTTCTTTTGACCAATCATACTTTTTCATAGTACCTCCTTATTGGCTATTAAACAAATTTCATAATAATTATATCAGTACCTCCTGTGTTATTTAAAAAACTCTTACGAGTGATATTATTTAGTTGATGAGAATTAATTCATTTTATGATAAATATGGGCATTAAACATATTAAGGGTGTGGGTTATAATCATAGCCCTTATCATTTCCATTCTTTTTAGATTCCTTTTTCTTATCTTTAAATACCTTGCTCTTGAACAATGGTGTTCTAACAGAGTGGAGTATTTTATTTTTAATTTCATGTTTCATTTTATTCTCCGTTCATATAAATTATTTTAAACCTAAATGGGTATTTAGGTCAACCCCATCATAAAATAAAAATCACATTGTATATAATTATATGTTTTTAGCATATTTTATATAATGCAACAATCAAAATTAGGTTCACTCACTGAATCATTGCTAAATATCACAAGCGGATTTTTCGTATCTCTAATAATATGGATTTACATCGTTGCTCCATTATGGAACATTGAAATGACCATGCTTGATAATCTTGGTATTACGGGAATATTCACGGTAAGTGCTGTAATACGTTCTTACGTGTGGAGAAGAATCTTTAACCATCACCTTTGTAAAACGGAAAATAAATGATAGATTTATATAATGACGACTGTTTAGTTGTATTAAAAACATTAGATGACGACAGCATCGATTCAATTGTGACTGACCCACCGTATGGACTTAGTTTCATGGGGAAGAAATGGGACTATGACGTTCCAAGTCAAGAAATATTCGAAGAATGTTTACGTGTATTAAAACCAGGTGGTCACTTATTGTCATTCAGTGGAAGTAGAACATATCATAGGATGGCAGTACGTGTTGAAGATGCTGGATTCGAGATAAGAGATATGATTTCTTGGAATTTTGGAAGTGGATTCCCGAAAAGTTTAAACGTTGGTAAAGCAATAACAGCAACAGAAATTTATGGTGGTAGCGGCAGGAAATCAATTCGTAAGGCAAGACTAGGAGACGAATATGAACCAACCGGACAAGAAGATTGGCAGAAAGGGTTCTTTGATAAGAAAGCACAAGGGTCAGATAACACTCCTATCGAAACTGAACTAACCGAGAATGGTGGGAAGTGGGAAGGTTGGGGTACTGCTTTAAAACCAGCACATGAACCAATCGTCATGGCACGTAAACCAATTTCAGAAAAAACCGTTGCTGCCAATGTTCTAAAACATGGCACAGGTGGAATCAACATCGATGATAGTCGAGTTGCAGGTACACCAGAACCAACACGATTTAACCCATCTAAGCACTCACATGATGGGTGGAGGATGAATTCCACAGGAGAGGAATGTGCTATAAACGCAGAAAAAACATCAGGCAGATTCCCATCTAACATAATTATGTCACATCACCCTGAGTGCCAATGTATTGGCGTTAAAACGGTAAAAGGTAATAGCAAACCACATGAGTTAAATTCCAATACAGAACAATACGAAGGATGGGGGAATATAACTTTCCGAAAAGGTGAAATGGTTGGGCATGGCGATGAAGATGGAAATGAAACAGTAGATGATTACATTTGTCACGAAGATTGCCCAATCAAGATTATGGATGAACAGAGTGGTGCGTCATCGATTAATGGCGGAGCATCAAGATTCTTCTACTGCGCTAAAACATCAAAGAATGAACGTAATTTAGGATTGGACGACTTTCCGACCAAAGATGGAAGAAACACACATGACAAAGGTTTGTCCAATGTTATTAGGAAATGTCCAACTCATGATGTATCTATTCCATTAGGAAAATCTACTTATGGGTGTGGGTGTGGTTTTAAATTCGATAACAATCTAACTATAAAAACAACAAAGAACAATCACCCAACCGTGAAACCAATTAAATTAATATTGTACCTACAAACGTTAGTAACACCAAAAGGTGGAACCACACTAGACCCGTTCATGGGAAGTGGAACATCGGGGATGTCAGCAAATATCGCTGGATTTAATTTCATTGGTATTGAAATGGATAAAGATTATTTCAAAATTGCAGAAGCAAGAATCAATGCTTCTGACGATATGGTTTTAGATGATGATGATAAGGTGATTATAAAAGAAAACCAACCATCAATAAACACTTGGTTTGAATGATTAACTTACATAAAGGTGATTGTTTAGAGGTGATGGACAGATTGATTGATGATGGTGTTAAGGTTGATGCTATTATAACTGACCCGCCTTATGGAACTACTGCTTGTAAGTGGGATAGTGTTATAAATTTATATTTGATGTGGGAAAGACTAAACAAACTCATAAAACCTAATGGTGCAATAGTGTTGTTTGGTAGTGAGCCTTTTAGCAGTGCTTTAAGAATGAGTAATATTAAAAACTATAAATATGATTGGGTGTGGCATAAAAAAACATCTGCAAATGTAGCGTTAGCAAAATACCAACCACTGAAAACACACGAAATAATAAGTGTCTTTGGTAGAACATATATACCGCAAATGACAAAGGGGAAAATGAGAATGAAAGGAGGAAAGGTGCAAGGAGGCAAAGCCAATGGTTCACTTAAACCAGTGTATTATAAGAATGATTTATATTTCCCTAAGTCAGTATTAGATATAAAAACGGAGAGAGGATACCACCCAACACAAAAACCAGTAGCCCTTATGGAATACCTAATAAAAACCTACACAAAAGAAGGCGAACTTGTACTTGATTTTACAATGGGTAGTGGCTCAACATTAGTAGCGTGTAAAAATCTAAACAGAAATGGAATAGGAATTGAACTAGACGATAAGTATTTTGATATAGCAGAGGACAGAATTAATGCACCAGTGATAGGAGATTGGTTTGAATAAGGAGATAACATGGCATTAAACGAAAGCAAAGATATAAACGTACTACGAAAATTTGACATTGACCTATCATGGGGACAACAATGGGAAAAATACATTGATAACATATTCTCAGGTGCTACCAAATCAGAAGTTAAATCAGAACGTGACCAATGGCATCGAACAGGTAATATTGCAATCGAACTTGCATGCCGTGGTAAACCATCGGGGTTAGCAACAACTGAAGCGGATATTTGGGTTCATAACTTAATTAAGAATGATGAGCATATATGTACACTGATGTTCAAGACCGATAAACTAAGAGAAATGATTATAGAAATGGCACCTAAAATTATAAATGGTGGTGATGACAATGCGTCAGTGTTATGTTTAGTTTCCATTAAGGCATTGATGAACCGAGTAATGTTATAAACTTATGGGGATTAGTGAGTTCTTCTCTAACGGGTCTGATGATAATCAAAAATCATTAGATTTCGAATCGTTCAAAAATAGAGAAATAAAAGCGAAACAGATATTCAAGATTAGAGAATCAACAAACCATCAATATCAGATTGGTTCTCCCATTAAAAAAGCACCCCGTAGGGTGCTTTTTATTTAACTTAACTATTTAAGTCTTATGAACCGTTGCTAATCTCACCAGTGTTCTTGATGCGAACAGGGATAAAGATAAACTCAACTGCCTTAACAGGCTCGATAGCAATATCAACATATAACTCACTTCTATCAATTCTACCAGGAGTATTATTACTTGAATCACATACTACCAAGTAGTCATATAAACCACGCTTAGCGATAAGGTCATTCATAATCTTCTCAATAGAACCTTTAAGTTCGTCGCGAGTTAATTTATCATTAGGCTCAAACAAGAACATCTTAGCAAGAGAATCAACTTGACCTCTAATATAAGAAACTAATCGTGCTACGTTAATTCTATCTAACGCTGTTCCAGATTTAGTCGTTTTGTTACCATAGTTAACAAGACCAGTTCCAGGAATGAATGTTAGTGGGTTTACACTATTTTCATACAATGTATCTCTTGAACCTTGGCGAACTGCTGTTTGTGCAAATTCACCTTCATCGTCTAAGTAACCGATAGCACTAAGGTTATCAATGTTACCACGACGTGTACCTGCAGGTGCTAACCAAGGGTAAGATTGGTCATCACTTCTGATGATAGTTCTTAACATTGCATAACTTGGTGGAACAACAATCGCTGTACCAGTTAAATCAGTTGTCTTACCACTTGGATAAAACACACCTAGATAATTATCATTAACATTCAACCCATCATTCGTTGCCATACCCGTGCCACTATTATTAGTTGCCCACTTAATAAGGTCTGTACCTGATTCTTTAAGTCTTAGCGGTGAATCACCAACAATGAACGCTGTATTATTACGTTCGTTATTAAGTGCTACCATGTTAACCATTAACTCAGGGTAACCAGGTGTTGCCATTAAGTTAAACACTCGTTGCTCTTCACGAATATCAGTATTAGTGTCAATAGCCGCTTTCATTGCTTTAACAACAATAGAACGCTGTGCCAATCTACCCATGTTTGCTTCACCATTGTCTTTAAGACCAGAAGCATTAACCCATGCATTCTTTTCCGTCGGTAAAGAACCAGTAAATGATAACGCGTTGAAGTAATTTAATTTAAATTCTTTAACTGTGTAACCACTACGTCTTGTGTTCCAAAGAATCGTTCCCGTTGGGTATAAACTACTCTCAGGTGCATCTAAATCCAAGTAATCACTTGTAAGCATACTCTTGATAGTTGGAATAGCATCACTAATCACATCTGTCGTGCCATTTGTTGCCCATCTAGCATCTGCAAATAGTACACCATTCTCAGTTGATTGGTCTGAGGTATCCAATGAAACCCATTGTTCCACAGAATTAACTGTCTGCCATCTATGTATCAATGGAAACTCTTCTAAACTACTTGTGTCAATCCAAATATCACCATGTACTAACGCACTCTCATCACTTTGTTGGGTTGGTGCAGTTACAGAAACAATTGGACCATTTGGACTAGTGGCAGTTAAATCAAAACCACGTACATCGTTTGCTACGTTTTGATAACCTTTCCATCCAGCGCCGTCATGAATCATTAAATCGTACTCATCAATTGTACTGTAGTACCATTTAGTACCCTCCGATGGGTCTTGACCAGGGGCAATACTACTTGCACTAAATCCGGTCTTAGTAGCAAGAACTTCCCAATTACTAAGAACTAAGTTAGTATCATTACCTGCGCGAAC